AGTCTTTGCAGGCATCCGCAGTTCAAACCATTCTGGGGTTACACTAGATGTAGTGCCTAAAACCTACGCAGGCACAAGATGTAGGACACAATGCCAAACCCACCAAAGCCGGCCGAGCTAAAGAGGCAACTCGGCAACCCAGGCAAACGAGCCATGCCTAAACCGCTTGAATACGTCGATGGCGGATACACAAACCCAGTTCGTCCACTTGACTTTGCAGGTCAGCAACTCTGGGACTCTGCGATGACTACCGGTCAGAACTGGATTGCTCGCAACTCCGACACGCAACTTTTGCTTCTTGTATGTGAGCAGATGGACAGGCGCACCAACCTCATCAGCAAGATTGAAGAAACTCAAGAGTGGCGTTTGTATCGAGCGCTGCACGATCTTGAAAAGATGATTAGCACGAACCTATCGCTTCTAGGCTTTACGCCATCAGACCGCACTCGCTTGGGACTTGCAGAAGTCAAGGCAGCTAGCAAGCTAGAGCAACTCATGGCGATGAAGGAATCGCGTGGTAACTAACTGGCCTCCGCGATGGCTCACGCCAGTCCCAGAGCCAGACCTAGCTAACGGTGAGGGTGAAGTTGTAATCAACTTTGCCGAAGCTTTTGGCATAGTGACTAAAGACTCTGTAGCGGGCAAGGCTGGAACACCGCTTCACCTGCGCGACTGGCAACGTGAGCTAATGCGCCACATCTTTGCCGGCGATCAAGACAGCTATCGTCACCGCATTTCGCTAATTGGTATGCCGCGAAAGAACGGCAAGTCGGCACTAGGTTCGGTGTTTGGTTTGTATGGGCTGGTGCTAGGTGCTCGCGGTGCTGAGGTCTATTCGGTAGCTGCCGAAAAGGAACAGGCTCGCATCGTGTTCGCTGATGCAAAGCGCATGGTCGAAGCAAGCCCAGAACTTACCGCGATCACAAAGCTTTACCGCGATGCTATCGAGCTGCCAAAGGCGGGTTCGGTTTACAGAGTGCTATCTGCCGAAGCGTTTTCTAAAGAGGGTTTGAACCCCAGCCTGACAGTCTTTGACGAGCTACATGCACAACCAAACCGCGAACTCTTTGACGTTATGTCCCTAGCTATGGGAGCCAGAACTAGCCCGCAACTTATTGCCATCACCACAGCTGGAGTCAAGGCAGACACCACAGGCCAAGACTCAATCGCATACAACCTTTACCAGTATGGGCAGAAAGTAGCCAGAGGCGAAGTAGATGACCCTACATTCTTTATGGCATGGTGGGAAGCCGCGACCGAAGCCGATCACAGAGAACCGCAAACTTGGCAGGATGCTAATCCTGGCTTCGGTGACATCTGTTCGGCAGAGGATTTTGAATCAGCAGTTAGACGCACACCCGAACCAGAGTTTAGAACTAAGCGCTGCAATCAGTGGGTCAGTAGCGCACTCGGTTGGCTACCAACTGGGACCTGGGACGCGTGTAAAGGCGAGACCACACTAGAAGGCAAGGACTACATTCTTGGGCTTGACGGCTCTTTTAGCGGTGACGCTACCGTTGTGACCTACGCCACGATAGAGGAAGTCCCACAGGTCGGCATAGTCGGCGCTTGGGAAAAGGATGCTCAGATTCATGATGACACCTGGCGCGTAGATGTTCTAGAGGTCGAGGACCGCATCAGAGAGTTCGTGAAGCACAACCCAAACGTCAAAGAGATTGCATGCGACCCTTACCGGTGGACTCGCACGATGCAAGTGCTAGCCGAAGAAGGCTATCCCATAGTGGAATACCCAAGCACTAACGCTAGGCGCATGGTCCCAGCCTGCTCAAAGTTCTACGATGCCGTTGTGGATCAGAAGCTAATTCACGATGGCAACCCGCTTCTGGCGCGTCACCTTTCAAACGCAGTAGTAAAGGTAGACCAGTTAGGTCCTAGAATCGTAAAAGAAAACCGCGCATCACAGCGCAGGATTGACGCAGCGGTGGCAGTAGTCCTAGCCTTCGATAGGGCAACGGTTAGTAGAATAGAACTAGAACCACTAGTTCCTCAATTTTTCCAGTAGGCGGTCATGGGTATTTTCGATAGGTTTAGCCGAAGGTCAATCAGCTTTCAGACCCTATGGGGTCAAGGCGGTGACATTGACTTTGCAACGCAGTCCGGCACTTATGTTTCTCAAGACACAGTGTTCAAGGTCAATGCGATCTTCTCGGCAGTCAGCTTGATTTCAGACACCATTTCCTCGCTACCAGTAGATGCATACATTCGTATAGACGGAGAGCGCCGCGCGTTCAGACCTAAGCCTGCCTGGGTTACTCGTCCCGACATTGACCTAGTCGGCAAGGAACCGTTCTACAACTCAGTGATCATCAGTTTGCTCCTTGACGGAAACTGCTTCGTCAGAATTTTCCGCAACGCCCAGGGCAGACCGGTGAATCTTGTAGTCCTAAACCCTGCCGATGTAGAGGTGACTCGCAACGGTATTGGTCGCGTTATGTATCGCGTCCAGTCCAGCGATACCCTGCTAGATTCAGAAGAAGTGTTGCACCTAATCGACACGCTAAAGCCTGGGCACATTCGTGGCACTAGCCGAGTCGAGGCTCTAAAGGATAACTTCGGTCTGGCTATCGCACTCGAATCCTACGCTGCTCGCTTCTTCGGGCAAGGCGTATCTATGGCTGGACACATTGAGTTCCCTGGCAACCTAACCCCAGAGCAAGCGCGTGACCTATCAGACGGCTTCTCTGCACGTCATGGTGGATTTAGGAAGTCGCACAAAATCGGCGTTCTATCTGCCGGTGCGAAGTTCGTCAGCACAAACATTGAGAATGACAAGGCTCAGTTCATCGACTCACGCCGTATGGCTGTCGAGGATGTAGCCCGCGCCTTCAAGGTCCCACCGAATCTTCTCGGCGTTCAAGGCTCTTTCACCTACTCGTCTGTGGAGCAGAACAACATCGCCTTTGTGCAGCACACGCTTAGGCCACTGATCAGCATCATCGAATCAGGCTTCTCAACTCTGCTAAGTAGCGAGCCAGGCGGAGAAAACGCCTTCATCAAATTCTCACTTGACGGCCTACTACGCGGTGACGCTAACTCACGCTTTAGCGCTTACTCGCAGGGCCTACAGTCTGGGTGGCTAACCATCAACGATGTTCGCCGTCTAGAGGACCTACCACCAGTTGAAGGCGGAGAGATTACACGCGTCCCACTAGCTAACATCAACATCGGCGCAGCAGACTTAGTAGCCGAGGACAAGAAAACCCTCATGGCACAGCGCCTCATCAACTCTGGCTTCGACCCTGCCGAGGTATTGGCTGCTGTTGGATTGCCTACAATCGACCACACCGGAGTCCCCCCAGTTCTGTTGCAGGGTATCGCTCAGATTGCTCCCGAAGATCCACAGAGCGCCTACGAGGTCTAATGATTACGAACGCGCTATTTACGCTGTCGAATATTGCTAGGCAGCAGGTTGTCAATCCTTCAACCATGCCGCAGGAAGTTCACCTACACAACCAGAACAAAAGCTCTAACCAATACATCTATGTTGGTAATGCAAGTGTTACTCTGACCAATTCCATTCACCTAGACCCAGGCGAATCAAAGGTGTTGCAACTAATGCCAAATGATTCCCTACATGCACTTAGCGACCCTGATGGTTTATCGCTAGGTGTCTTGACGATTAGGCAGGACTAATGCCGTATTTTATTTGGGATGAATCACCTAGCTGTGCGGGCTGGGCTGTAGTCAAGTCCGATGGCTCGGAAATGTCTTGCCACTCTAGCAAGCAAGAAGCCATTGAAGCTATGGTCGGCGTGTCAGTTGCAGAAGGTATCGAGCCTGGTGGGACCTATGATCCTGACGGCGATGACGATGACATGGACATACAAGAGCTACGAGAACTGCCAGACAACTACAGACCTGCACTAGGCGAGGATGTTCCAGAGGGTCGCGCCTGCGGTAATTGCTTCTTCTTCAACGAGGAGAGAATCAACCCTGCCGGTGATAAGGCATGGTGCGAAAAGTGGGACGAGTTTGTGGACGGCGGTTATTACTGCAACGCCTGGGAAGCTGACGATGAGTCACGCTCACTCTGTGAGGATTGCGATGGCGATTGCCAAGTTTGCCAGAATGAAACAAGACAAGTAGATCTATCAGCACCAGCCTACATGCGAGCCGCAGCCCGACAGGGATTGCGCTACTACGAAGAAGGCAAGGCCGGCGATGGTGTGGTTGAGAGAACTATTCGAGAAGCTCGCGCTATGGCGGAAGGAAACGTCACCGCTGACAAGTGGGTTCGGATTGCCGCTTGGATTGCTCGTCACATGGTGGATTTGGATGCACCCGCCGCTCGACCTGATTCCGATGATTATCCTAGTGCTGGTGTAGTAGCACACTTGCTATGGGGTTCTGGTCCCAGCAAGGCTTCTGCAAGGCGAGCTATGCAGTATGCACAAGGCGTAGTTGCTAGAATTGAAAAAGAAAATGAAGGCAGAGCGAAAGGCGAAGCTTTGAGCAAAATGGAGACACGCACTAACATCACTCAGATTGAGGTGCGCGAAGAAGCCGAAGGCATGACCTTCA